GGGGAAGTCCCCCCCACCGAATGCTAGCCAAGGAAGTATGAAATGTAATGATTTAAATTGGTATGAAATGTAATGATTCAAATTGGTATGAAATGTAATGATTCAAATGCTCAAGCATATCCGCTTACTATTACCAATATCCGCTTACTATTACCAATATCCGCTTACTATTACTTTCTTGAGGAAGGAATTTAATGACTGATATTATGAATGCAGCTTAAATTTTCTTCTCTAGTAAAGCTTTTTTATGTTAATTTTTTTAAAATTTATTTTGTGTGTTTACAAGTAGATTAAAAATTTTTACAACGCTCAATATTTTGTGTGCTATTAGAGGATAATAAAACCAAATTCTTTTGTCTTTGTCTTTTTTATTTTTACAAGTAGATTAAATCATTTTTAAACGCTCAATATTTTGTGTGCTATTAGTTGCTAATAAAAATTATTCTTTTAGTGTAGTCTACGTAGTAGTTCGACTCATCAAATCTACGTATTCATGAGGCAGAATAAACATCAAGTCCTCATATTTTTATTAACATCAATTATTTTTAAAATGGAAGAGTTTAAAAGTAATTTACACGCGTCGCAAGGCGCATTCAAAAGAAAGCTTGTTCATACTCAGGATACAGACTTTCCAGTCGTATTCCAATTTGATAGTTGCTCAAATAAAATCAACAAAATGTCAGAAAACAGAAGTGCAATAACCGCAGCGCAAGCTGCATTAACTAACGATCAAGCTAGTCTTTGTTACGCGATCTCATCTTCAACGTTACAAAAGTTAGTAAACGATTATGGCAAACCATTGTCGTTTTTAGGAAATTTGTTTTGTGGCGTTGGAGCGAGACATAGAGAAATCCATCATGATAAGAGACGAACTGTTTATAGGAAAGTGTATTATCAGATAGAAGCCGAATTTTCGGAAGAAGATGCACCGTGTGCTTGTTATATTGGAGCGCGTAGATTTGCGCCTTTTTATAAGAACATTCATAGTTTTAATAATGATATTCATTACGAAGATGATAATATCGTTGTTTTTAACAAAAATATTATGACATTCGCACGAACACAAAGACCAGTGCATTTAGTCTTTATCAAGGATGGTGCAAATGAGGGAGAGATAACGCGGTTATTTGGAAACTATAATTTTGATTTTTGGATTGATTATTGTATGTACCGGGACATGTTGCTGGGGTTGTTACCAGTGGCGCAAATGTTCAATACTCATAAAAACACATCAATAATGGATAAGTACAATAAATTGAAACGAATAGTACCCGAATGTACTGAAACAACTTCCCAGATTTCGAATTCGGAGGCGAATTTGAACACTGCCACAGATGACACTGCGATAGTATCAAGGTCGAAAGTTGGATCACAGTGTGATAAGGAACCGAAGGATGGGAAATCATTGGACGATCAGTTTTTGGAAGAGTGTAATTCACTGAGTTACGATATAGCAAAAGATCGCATACGTGGCAAATTGGATTTCTATCAGAAAAAGATTGAGGAGTTCAAAACTGCAGGCCTACCATCACGAATGATGGAATCCCGTATAAAGTGGGCCAATAGAAAGATGGACAAACTCAACGATTATTTAAAATCGAGAGAATACGAGCGCGTGAAACCTGTATGTCAAATGGCGAATAAAATTACCAAGAAGACTCAATGGAAACCATTAGCCTTTGAAGTAAATTTTGTTGAACATAAGGAAACATACAAGAGTTTCGGTACCGATCAGAAAGTTATTAAGATCGGAGAACGAAAAGTGGAATCTTTAATAATAAAGAATTCCAACGTTAATAATTACCTCAAAAACAAACGCGAGGGAAAACGAAACAAAGGAACCGGGGACCGTTGTAAAACTTTAAAAAGCAATAAAATAGAATATACTAGGAATGAATTGTTGTACGGAGATGATTATTTCAACTCGTTGACAATTGACGAAAGAAAGTATGTTTTAGGTCAGAAGGAGAATATCATAACGCGACAAATGGTTAGCAACGGCTCTTGGAAAAATTGGCTTAAAAACAATAATCCATTTGCATGCTTCATTCAAAACAACACCATAGAATGGCAAGATAATGAATCGGATCACGAATTTGATGAATTTTTAAGTGATTGGGATGAAGAGGAGGATATGCCGAATGTGACAAAGTTTTACAACGACAAACCGCCTGAAATTCCAGGTTATTTGGACTTTTTGAAAGATGAAGTGAAGGAAAGAGTTATCGAAGACATACAATTGCGAATGACTGAGATTCAATGCATGCGAGAACGAGTGCTAGATGAAATTGTACACCCGCTTGAGACAGAAACCGAACAACAACACACGAGCATTTTTGATACTATCAAATTCGACCAAAAGGAAGAGAGAGTAGCACAAATGTATAAGAGTGTAAAAGCGGCGGGATCAATATTGAAATCCGCAGAGGAAAACGATATCGTAGCACGAGTTACGGAGACCATAAATCACATTAAGGACACATCTAAAAAAATGGACCTTCAGCTTGATGAAATTCGTAAAATAGAGATACCGAAAAAGGTAGAAAATTTTGATAGGACAGTTTCAAAAGCTGGAATGACAATGGATAAAGTTGCAGGAGATCTGGCAACTATGAAGGAAGATATAACAGGTCATGTCTCAACCGTAGGAGGAAAAGTAAGTAAAATTGCTACGAGTGTTGAGGAATTGGTTGATAAAGTTAAGGTTGAATTGAACGGTTTTTTTAGTGCATTTAAAGAAAATTTTATACCAATTGATTTAATTGTGCTGGAATTAGGAACGTATTTTATGACATACGGCGACGCAACATCAGCTGTATTTAATATGTCTAAGGCAACTTTTAACATTATAAATCACGTTTTCGTATCATTCGTTGGAAAACCTCTTAGTGTGATGAGTTTGTTTAATATTGGATTGAAAGCCAACGTAACGCCCGAGACTCAAAGTTCATTTATCAGTGATATTTTTTCATGGATACCTAAGAACTTACTGCCAACTGTTCACGGCTTACGATGTTTCAATACGATAGTGAGTGCGCTTAGGAACGTTAAGTACACTGTTGAGACAATTAGATCTGCTTTCATGGATTTATTGGCTTGGCTTTTACCGAACATGTTTTCAGGATCTCATTTTTATTCAACTGAGGAATACAAGGAAACGATAAAATTTGTAAATGACTTGAAAGGTGCTAATACTTTTAAAGACACGGACAAATTGTCAGCGAAAATTCCACATTTGAGAACTCATTTTGAGAGATTGGAAAAATGGGCGGTAGAATCAGCAACATCATTTGTACCAACGCAGTATTCGTTTGCTGTTAAGAACGCAATGCAAGAACTTAATGCGATAGCGAGGGCAACAAAGGCTGGAATAACATATACATCGTCGAGACCACGTCCCTTTGGGGTTATGATCCAAGGGCCAACATCGATAGGAAAATCGGCTTTGGTAAACGTGTTAGGAAAGTTTTTGGCTGCGTCAAGTCAAAGCGAATACTCGTATTATCCTAGAACAACAGGAACTTTAAACTGGGACGGATATTCAGGACAGTTTATGGTATTGTATGATGATTTTGCACAATCGACACAGCTGCAGGAAGTGGCCGAAATATTTGAAGTTATTTCGACTAACCCATATTTACCACCTATGGCTAGTTTAGATAATGCGGCTATTGGAATAAAAGGAACTTTCATGACATCACAAGTAGTGGTAGCTACGACTAACGTTGAAAATTGGCGTTTGTTGGACCGAACAATTCATAGTCCAGAAGCTCTGTTGAGCAGATTTCCAGTGAGAATTCGCGCAAAATGGGCAAATGATGCAAATCGCACTTGTCGAGGAGATTATAGTCATGCGAAGTTCGATTTAACTTTAATTAGTGGTCAGCAAGAGAATGTGCAGAATGATTTAACATTAAATCAGGTTTGTGCTGCTTTGTTTACTTTTTACGTTAACTATTGCAAAGAGAACGCTAAGATTTTTAATGAAGGAGGACAGCTAGATGATTTAGTATCAAATTTGATTTCTGAACATGTCAAGTTAACCGAGGCAGGAGAAGTGTTCTTGGAAACTCAAACGTATTATACGAAAGGTGAGGTAATGTGGAAACAAGCAGTTAGCAGGTTTATTCAGGAATATGACACACATTTTAAGGAAAAGTACAAAACAGCTTATGCTAAATTGGCGTCGTTTTGTGAAACGGCGAAAGTCAATGCAATAGCGTCTTTTAATTGGATCAACAAGCACTTTACATCGATACTGAGTGCATTAGGATTACTCGCAATGTTTGTGATTAATTTGTTGCGCTTGAGATCAGTGTATAAGATAGAAAAATCATATCGTGATACGTTGATCCAGTTGGAACGAGTAGAAGGCTGTGACAGAATAGAGAATGCTGTCGGAAATGTTCTCGAAGAGGTGTGTGAATGCTGTAGATCTAGAGCAATGCAAACGTTGAATAAACATGGCTACGCAATGAACACAGAATCTTATGTACCGAGAAACATTAGAAGACCTGTGGAACAGTCGTATGTACCGAGGAAAATTAGGGCACAAAATGCAGAGACCGATAAATATTTAGAAAATATTCAGGACAACGAATTTAGGGAAAAAATGGAAAAAATAACGACTCATCCATTACCCAAAATGAGAAATTTGATTACGGAAGGTTTTGTAGATCACACATCGAACAGTGTGATTGATAAGATAAAGGATACAATCGTTTTGTTTACTAAAGACAATTCGTATGTACAAGCAATACCTTTGTACGGAACAACGTACTTAACCGTTAGTCATTTTTTTAAGGATGAGGACGAGTGGGATATTTCGCCGTTTGAGGTATTGGATGGTGTATCACGGTATCAAATTCAATTGGAACAGGAAGATATTACTTTAATTAGTGATGATGCTGTGATAGTTGAATTGCCTGAGATACATCAGCCGAGGCCTAACATTGTGAAATATTTCACTCGCAAGGATGAGTTGGAATTTCTACGGAAAACGGAAGATACGAACTACAAATTAGTCGTATTAAAGGATAAAAGTGCGAAGGAAATTCAATATCACCATTTTAATCAGTGTGAGTACGCTCCAGATGTAACGTATTCTTGTCCTAAGACTTATCAGACCTACACCATTAGGGAAGGATTGGCATATTATGTTAATTCTCAACCTGGGTGGTGTGGAGCGCCGATAGTAGTAGAGAACAATAGAGTACAAGGAAAAATTATAGGAATACATACTTGGGGAGTACCACAAATGATAAAAGGTGGCTGCACTCTCATTTCAAGAGAAAGCATTGAGAAATATGTAAATAGTAGAGCTAGAACTCAATGTTATTTCTTGCAACCTGAGAAACAAGAATTCGCACCACAAATATATGGAATCAGGCAAATGCAGAAACATGTACAAAACGCAAAACCAACTAAATTGAAACCAACGGATTTTTTTTCGGAGGTGGAGACAAAAAAGAGACCAGCGAACTTGTCGTCAATTACTTTAATCGAAAATTGTATAAAGAAATTTTCAAGACCCGTTTACACTGTTAAAAGAAGTGTTTTGAGGAGAGCTGAGAGACACGTTTTGAAAATTTTAAACAAAGTGACACCTAAGAATTTAGATGTTAGGACAACGTTTGAGGAAAGTATTTCGGCGTATGAAAACTTGGCTGGAATTAATTTGTCTTCATCCCCGGGGTATCCATGGGTTGAGATGAACGTTGATAAGCGAAAACTCATAGACAACACCGAAGGGAAGTACAAAATTATTAGTGAGGATTTGCGAAAAGTTTTGGAATATCGCGAAGAATGCTACAAGCAGGCTTGTGTACCATTGTCTATTTGGACATCTTGCTGCAAAGATGAACTCTTAAAACCTGGCAAGGATACACGTTTGTTTGAAATAGGACCTATTGAACAGGTTATACACGGTAGGAAATTATTTGCAACTTTCATGGATTTTTTCCATGGGGCGCATTGCAAGTTTTTTTCTGCTGTTGGAATGAACCCTGAGTCACGTGAGTGGCATCAAATGGTAGTTAACCTGTTGAAGATAGGAAACAACGGACTTTTTTCAGATTGGAAGAATTTTGATTGTACTGAACTTTCCATGTTTCTGTTTGCAAGTTGTAGAATAATAAATAAATGGTATGATTTGCATGTTCGTGACGGACAAAATAGGGACCGATACTTGTTTTTCGTTGAAGCTATGTATAGATACACGATGGTTGCAAATTTTTTGGTTTTGATTATAACGGGTCTAGCGTCAGGGTGGTTATTAACTACTATAGTCAACACTATGAATAATGCAATCATTCATTTTTATACATATCTTCAATTGGCTCCGCCGACGTGTCGATCGTTGCGCTATTTAGAAGATAATTCCTATATTTTGTTATATGGGGATGATTCAGTAATATCGGTGAGTGACACCATAGTGCAATTCTATAATAGTTTAACGATTGCTGAAGAGGCGGCAAAGTTTGGCATGATAATGCAAAGTGATAAGAAAGGCGAGGAAATACAAAAATGGCAAAATGTTTTGGATTTAACTTTTTTGAAAAGATCAGTCAGCGATCGAAAAATAAGAAATGAGTTTATTCCCATTTTAAATTTGGAATCAATGATGTGCATGATTGCATATTATTATGACTCGAAAGTAATATCTCGCAGAGAAAGTCATCAAGCAATAATTGATTCATTTTGTCAATTTGCGTATTTTTATGGAAAACCATTTTTTGATTATTTTCATGATTTGTTTATTTCTTACGGCTATAAATGCCATGATTTTCAATATTATCATGACATTTATCTTGGATTTGGTCATCTTGATTTACTATTACTCTAAAATGAACAGTTTAAAAGTAATTTTTCATAGCTCATTGCTATATTTTTTGTTTTGTTTAATTTTTTTTAACGGAATGGCTCAAACAACTATTAGAACAACGGCACAACCAACTAGAACAACGACGCAAACTACTAACGTGACACCAACTCTTTTAGAAATGCAAATTTTAAGTATCATTAGAAACAATTCAGTTTACAATGATGTGGCATTTTTAATCGATCAGTTTTTGCGACAAACAAATGGCACGATAACAATATCTGCCTACTCGACATTAGTACCTAGTTATGTTTATTATTATTTAGTTTACTTTGTAGTAGTATCTTTAGTTTTTTTGTTGAGTAAGGTAAGCGTGCGCAAATTGTTGCATCTAACAACGTATGGCGTTTGTGGTTACGTTTGTCACGTAATTAAGGCGATTTTGGGAATGTTTATTAATAGACCCAACTATCATGCGGTAAAAAGAAAGGTTACAGAAATTGTTGTACCACCTAGAACACCATTTAACGTGAGAAAGGGATTGGTACAGGCTGGAGACATCGATCAACCAAATCAAGGAGCGGCAGTGGCACCACCGACTGATGCTGTACAACCGCAGGGCGATATACCATTAGAAAAACCTTTAGGACAAGAAATGCACGGTGAAATGCATGATAATTCGGGCGATATTGAAGAAAACAATGAAACATCAGAATTTTCCCAATTTTCCGTAATTAAAACACCAGCCGTGACGCGAACGTCGAAGATTACAACCAACTGTGACGATTTAGGTACTATGACGTTATCGGATTTATTGTCAAAAAATTTCTTTATTGAAACTTTTAACATATCAACAACTGATAACGCATTTAACATCTATACACCTTTAAAGTCTTGGGCTGTGCCATTCATTGCAACATCTTCAAAACAATTTAAAGCGATTTTTAAAGCCTACCAGTTTTGTAGGTTTGATTTGCAATTCAAATTTGTTTTGAGTGGATCGGTACAACAGACTGGTTTGTTTTGTATAACATCAGTTCCTAATCAATTACCGCGAGTCACCAACATCGATAATCCTAGTGCTTTCAAAAGGGGTTTGGCTCATCCATTGGCAAATGACTATGTGCTATTGAGACCTAATAAGGAATCTATGGCAGTAATTGATGTGCCGTGGACGTCGAACAGAAGTTTTATGGAAGATAATAGAGCAAACGGAACTAACCAATTCGAACCTAATGCTAGAATGTATGATTGGTATTCAACAGTATATTTTAATATCATTTTACCACTCACTACATCAACAACAGGAGCATCGACTTGTACTGTTTCAGTTTACGCGTCAATTAAAAATTTGAGAGCAGACGTGATGGCTATACCTCAAATGTTTGATAATAATGTGACAATCGATTCATTGCGTGATTCATCGTTACCAATAAATATGGTTGGACAAAAATTGGATTTTAAAGCAGAGTTTCCGTTCGGTATGGATAAACCAACGGATACACGCAATTACGATCCAAAGTACATTAGAGCGTACCAAAATTTGTCCAATTGTAGATCAACGGTTGTGGCACATCGTATGTCATTAAATGGAAAGGATGTCAACTTGGTAGACACTAGCTGCTTCAAGGTTGAGGAAAATGCAATGTCCATAGATGCTTTTAAGAATGTGTGGTTTTGTCAGTATGTAGAACAAGGAACGCAGACGAGGTCACAATCCAAAGTTTTCCAGTGGACATCAACCATGAATGCGGGAACTCTATTCGCTGCCTTTCCGGTATCGTTAACTGGAATAAAATCATTAGGTAGTGACAGAATTACTGCAACATCAGTTCGCAACGATTTACCGGCATGGGCTACGAATGACACCATATTATCAGCAGCTACGGCAACTTTTGGTTACAACGACGCAAATGATTTTGCTAATTGGGTGAATACCGATAAGGATAGACACAGTGTTTTGTCGTACTTGGCTCGTCAATTTAGTTATTGGCGTGGAACACTAAAGTATAGACTTTACATTGCATCGAACATGTGGTACAACGGAAAAGTTTTTGTACACATATCGTATGGAACGGGATTGTTACCGGCAACTATAACGGCAACAGGTGATGATCCACGAATGAGTTACGGTTTCGAGATAAATGCCAATTCGGAGTGTGCGTATTACGATTTTGAAGTACCATATCGATCTTTTTGTCAGATGGGGGATACGAATGAAACCATAGCATATGTGGGTTTTTACGTTGATCAGGCGTTAAAAGCGAACAATGGTATGCCCAGTTCAGTGAATATGACAGTTTTCCGCGCGTTGGGAGACGATTTCATAATGTCGGATTACTCATCATATGGGTATTTGGTTCAAGCTGGAGAGGAGAAGGAGGTAAAACCTAAAGTTGTAAAGAAAATCGACAAATATACAGGTAAAGGAGCAAATTTGGAGATGTGCGGTTCTTATAAGGCTATAAAACCTATGCCTCCACCAAAGTGCATGGGAGTGGACAAGTTTACTTCCATTAAGCAATTGCTAACAATACCATGGCATATTGGTAACTACTATCTCGTAAATTTTAACCAACCGTGTTACCCAATTTCCTTGAGTAAAGTGATAGAAACAGGATTTTTTAGAACTTTTGGATCATGGTATTCTGGTTATAAGGGATCTTTGAGACTGGTTTTTAGATTTTTTAGGTTACCAGGAGATATTAGAATTGATTGGTATGCAACGCAAGGATTGAATCTCAATTTCCCAGTGACGAGTTTGTCAGGAAATTCCGGAACTTGGGTACGATCAGCAGTTGATTATGGAGCAGGCGGTACGGTAATTCCACCAAATCCGTACAACTTTGATTTGGATACGGGAGCATCGTTAGACACTCAAAGTGTTGATGGAACAACATGGACCGATATCAATACGAAATACAAATCTTTCTTGGGATCACAGACGAAACCTTTGCGAAGTGTTTGGGTAAATGCTCAACAAGATGAAGTCATAATCGAAATTCCATACAGGCACAACAAGTTATTTTCAAGAACATACCACGAATCTGGAGTTTATGGACAGATAAACATTTTCAATCCAAGTTTCTGGCCATCGAGAGCTAATTGGAGTCTTGGTTTTGAGCTGTCTATCATGGCAGGTGATGATTTCCAATTTGTTTTGCCAACGTTTGCAACTTGTGGACAGGGAATCGAAGGCGGTTACGTTTTGCCAGTGGATTTTATAGGAACAGTGGCACCTAATAATTATCCACCAAATGTTAAAATCATAGATGAAATATACGGACCAGGAATAGCAGGTGCGAGTAATTCTACTATGCCCCGTTGTATAAATTATACAGAATGGGGAATTTCAAATATGCCACCAGTCGCAACATCAGGAGAAAAGACCAACAATTAATGTTTAAGACGTTACAATTGCGATATTTTTGTTTTTTATTATTGCTTTCTTTGAATAACCATTTTCTTTAATTGCTTTTTGAAAGTGTGCGCTGCTTATTTATAAACGCTCAC